TTGTTTAGTCTCGAAGTTTTTTCTAAACACTTGCGGAGAAATTAAATCTAAAAATATTTCTTCAAGTTCCTGAGGTGTGTGTTTCTTTGCCATATTTTAGTTTTAAAATGTTTCTTAATACTTTGTTTACTCTTTCAGAATTTTTGCCTCTATCGTAGTAATATTTCTGAACTCTGTTTATTCTTTGTAGTGGACTCATGGTTATTAAAAAATAAAAGTTAAACGTTGTAATTGACCATGCTCTTTGTCGTGAATATATCCCTCAACTGCTTTAGGAGCATGTTCAAATCCATTTCTATGATGCCAGCTATCTGCTTCGCTTGGGCTTCTTAAAGTTTCTACACAAACACTCATGTAGTCTTTACTTACTTTATGGTGCAAATGGTGAGAATAAATGTATCTATGCTTGCAATTTACCCAATCTTTACTTTCGTGAGCCATTAATAAAGGCAAGTTTTCTGCTTTTGCTCCATCACCATGAGTAGTTCCTATTAAATTTTTTCCATAAGTAAAATATTTTCTATGCGCTATTGTGGTATCAAAAGTTGCGTTTTCGCAATCTTTGAAATGAGTTTCAATTACTTGTGCCAAAAAGAATCCGTTTGTATAATCATGGTTTGACGGATTATAAACTACATGTACATCAGCAATAGAAATAAGTATTTCGATAATATCTACATACAATTGTTTCGCTATTAAAAAATTAGTGTACCACATTCCATCAGTGTCTTGAGGAGTTCCGCTTGTTGTAGTTCTTTTAGCATTGTCAATATGCAAAACATCATTACCAATAACAAATAATATCTTATCAATACTATTTTCTTTTAATTCTGATAATATTCCTTTACATCCTTTCAAAACCCTTTGTACCGCTATTTGATTATTATAATCCTCTCCAACTTCAAATGAACTACATAATTTACCTATGTGAATATCTGCCGGATCAAAAACAAAAAGTCTTTTATTTGAATTATCAATTAACCTTTCAATTTTTGAATATTTAGGAACGTAGTTTTTTAATTCTTTTATTAATTCTATTTTTAGTAATTCAAAATCATTTTGTTCTTGCTCCACGTAATCAGGATTTTTCACAAAAATAGATTTAGTTTTATCTTTTAACCAAAGATGCTTAACACTTGTATTAGGAACATCTAAATCATTTGTAGCATTATAAACACCCTCGTGCGTGTCGAGCAATCTTTTTTCACTTCTACGTATGTATTGCGATAAAGATTTAACATCTGGATTTAAAAACCCACCTACATCTGAATTAAGTAATTTTCTCGCAATAGCACTATACTCTTTTGATTGTTCAAGCAAAGGCTTTATTTGTTCGTCAAGGTAATTCCATTTAATAATTGCCATACTACTCGGTTTTAAGTTGTTTAATTTTCCATACTCCGATGCAACTATTATATTTTTCATCATTTGATTCGTCAAATAAAATTTGATTGAAGACTTCTAAATTATGCACATAACAACCAATTCCGTAAATAGTATAACCAGCTTCCATTTTAATATCTGCTATCATAATTTATTTTTTTTAGTTCGTTGTAAATTTCGTTTGCTTTTTCAAGTGCTTTTTCTGTGGCTTTGGTTCTTGATTTAAAATTATCAATATCATGAAATTGTCTGAAACCTTTTGACCATATTGTAGAAGTAAAACCGTATTCAGAATCTGTTAATCTAGCTATGTCTGATGTTATTACAATACCAACACTATCTAACCATTCAATAATTAAAGCGTCTTCAAATATTGCTGGAAATTCGCTAAAGCTTTTTTCATTACATCTTCTGTTTTCTTTTAAAGAGATTAAAAAATCCTCTTTTGCTTTTCCTGTAAGTATCATAATTAAATAATTTTACCGTTTAACAATTTCTCTGCTTCTTCTGTAATTTCGTATTTTTTCATAATATATTTAGTTTTATGCAAGTGTAACTTGCTGGTTGTTAATTTGTTTTAAAGTTAGTTATGTGTTTGTGAGTTAGAAGTAATTGTTTTAAAAATTCCTACCGCACTGTTACCAACAACAGCAGTTTTCACAACCACATTCTTGGCATTTTTTAGCATCAATAGCGGCTTGTATTGCCCTACTTTCAGCATTTGGAACCCACTCATCACCATTCCATTCCATACCTTCATAAAAACCACCTTTGCTATTACTACTAAAAAAATCTCTATTAGTAATTTGCCCTGTTTTTCTGTGGTGTTCATCCCACTTGGTATCGTTTTCATTATACCCGTAATATTTTGGTTCACTCATCTTGTTTGGTTTTAGTTTTGCCAACGCTAATTTTTAAAACAACTACCTATAACACAGTATTGGCAAAATGCCACAGATAATTTGTGCTTTGAATTTAAGTTTGTACTGGTAGCAATTCGTCAAGCCACGATACATTACAACAAATCTTTCAATTGTATTTTTAATTTGTCGCACATATCGAGTAGCTTGTGTAAATTCATTCCGTAAAGTTCTCGGCGCCATTCGTATATTCTCGGAGCGTCTGTATCTGTTAACTCAGAAAGTTTAGTAACAGAACCCGCCTTTTCTATTAGATTGTTTATGATTGTTTTTTGTGTCATTCTGTTTTAATTATATAGTTATATTTTTTCATTGCGTTTAATTCTCCTTGACTTGGTGGTTGGTTTTTAAATTCTATCCACTCTTTTCTCCATTTACTAAAGTAGTATGTTGTCATAATTTATTAAGCTCTTTTTCGTTATCTGAAATAATTTCTTTATATTTCAATCTAACCATTTCTTTAATAATGTTAAATATTTCTTTTGGTATTTGAAAGCAATAATTGTCATTAGTAGATAAATAATAATTTCTGTTTTCTAAATTTATGCTTTCTAATTGTTTTAAACTTCCTTTTGTTATTTCTATTAATGAAATTAAATCATTTGATTTTTTAAGCTTATCTAAATCCATAATCTTAATATTTTTAGTTAATTAATAATAGCAAATATACGACTTTCCGTATAACTAACAAATTATTTTGCATTTATTTTAAAAAAAGTTGTATATTGCGCTATTATTAACATATAAATATATATAATTATGTACACATTAAGAACAATATTCCAAACAGGAATAGAAAGAAACAATTTTATTGGAAAAAACTACGAGTTAATTCACAAACACAATCAAGAGTTTGATTATTACTTTAAAGATTTATTTCCAAATCCAGAACAATGCGATATTGAAGGCGTATTTTGTTTACTTATAACAGATGAAATTACAATTCCTTTGTATTATGTACACCAATATTATGTAGTTAACGAAAACGGTGGAACGTTTACTTGTTTAACAGCTCCTAATAAACATCCTATTGCCGATTAGTTATGGAAAAGTATTGGTACTCCGAAGGATATGTATATCTTGGAAATAATTGTGTTTGTGAATTATTTGGAACAGACATAGAAAAAGAAGAAATAGGAATTGATATTGCAAAAGCGTTAAATAAAAAATATTTTGATAAATAGGTTAATTTTTGTATATTAGCACTTTCATAATGTTTTTTAGTTTAGTTAAAAAGAAAAATCCGTAATTATTTGTAGTTACGGATTTTTTGTGTAGATTTGTAATAGAAACTTATACTTTCTTTTTAATTTAAAAGTTCGCCAAAAACTTTAGAATTCAAGTAAACAAAAATCCCTTACATTAATTTGCAAGGGATTTTTTATATCGTTTCAATAAAGAGATTCGAACTCCTAACTTTAGGTTCGTAGCCTAATATTATATCCATTTAACTATACTGAAATTTGTACGCTAAGCAAGACTCGAACTTGCAAAAAACGGGTTCTAAAGCCGTTATGTATACCATTTCCACCATTAGCGCTTTTGGGTGTTATATCGGATTCGAACCGATATAATTAGTTTCACAGACTAACTGCCTTAACCATTAAGCACAATAACACCATATTTGTTACAAAATTAGGACTCGAACCTAAACGAACAGATTCAAAATCTGTTATGCTAACCAATTACATCATTTCGCAATATCATGTAAAGTGTGCTACCAATTACACCACAACCTAGGAAACCTAGTTTTGTTAGGATTTGAACCTAAACCTCTATACTCGTCGAATGTGGAGGGTTCGAACCTCGACCTCGTGCTTCCAAGGCACGGATGCACGCCATTACAACACACACTCGAATTAAAATAAAAAAACCACCTAAATTAATAAGTGGTTCTAAAAATTATATATTATTTAAAATATTACATAACAAGTCCACTCACATATAAAATGCGTTGCGGAAGGTGCTTAGTATTATTTTTAATTGTTTTCATAAGGCAATATTACAAACTATAAATTTAATATGCAAATTTTATTACATTAAAATTATATAATTAGTGTTTATAGCTAAATATTAATATATTCTTTTTTTGCTTCAAAACTCGGACACGCTTTTTTAACATTAGGAAAATCTTTATGACCTTGTATAATCGCTTTTGGATATCGTTTTTTTAGCTCTTTTAATAGTTTTAAAATACTTTCTTTTTGTTGTGGTGTTCTTGTGTCTTTTGGTTTATTATTTGCATCTACACCGCCTTTGTAACTTACGTTAATAATCACAGAATTAAAACCAGCTACTCCGTTTGTAATTTCGCTTTCTTGCGCTAATTGTTCAATTGTTCCGTCTGCATTAATTAAATAATGGTATCCGACACTTTTCCATCCTAAATTATTTTTCCAATAATCTTTAATTGCTTTTGTTGTTTGTGTTGCTGGTCCAGCAGTACAATGAATCGCAATATATTTTATTTCTCTCATATTTTTAAAATTTTCGTATAGTTGACTTAACATATTATTTCTTTTTAATTTATAAACAAGTACTATTCTCGTCAAACATTTTAATAAGTTTGTCCATATACTTAGTTAAATTACTTTCTATTTTCTCAATTAGTATCGAAATAAAATCATTGCTTTTAAACTCTTTTTTGGCACGTATTGAACGTATGCAGTTAAATACACTTATTCCCTCGTTTAATACCATTATCTTCATTACAATAGTAACCATTTGCTTAAAGTCATCAAATCCCAATCCCTTAGATATTAAAGCAAGTACCATTATAATGATTAATAGAGAGGCTTTTTTTAGCAATCCAGCCCAAAATGAAGACATTGAAAATTTCATTTCTGGAATTACTGAAGCTTTTATTCCGCCTAAAAACATATCGGCTAAAATTAAAGCCATTAATATGCCAGCAATTTCTTTATCTATTTGGAAGTAGATTATAAGTCCGTATAGAAAAGCTTTTATTTCGTTTATAAATTTCTCCATGTTGCATAAAATAAAAGGCCTATAATAGATAAAATACTATAATTAACCAAAGAATAGTAAGTACTCCAGCAAATAGGAAAGATTAAAAACATAGCATTTAAAAAATAGTACAATGCTAAAAATATAACAATCAACTTTTGTCTTTTACAAAATCTCAACCTTTCAGAGTGATAATTAATTGCAACAAAAATTATAAAGAAACATAAATTCACAAGCAACGGATAAACAAACTCGACATACTTTTGGGGGGTTACGTAGTCTTGAATTTTAATAGAAAATAATTCAATAATTATAATTGCAAAAAATGCGTATAACTTAGAATTAGTTTTTATCTTTTCATTAATTCCTTGAACAAATCTGCAAATGTTACAAGTTGGTTTTGGATTTGACGCCATAATTTTAAAATTTAATAAATTTAATTGATTTGAATAATGTTACTATTGTTAAACCGCAATAAATAAAACCCCAAACCCATAACCAGTTTGTATTTCTTTTTCTTAATCGATTGCAGTAGTTTTTATTTGATTTAAGCAAGTCTTTTATACATTCGGCCATTATATCTTCGTAATCGTGAATAACGCTTTCAGGTTCTAAACCTTTAATCAACCACCTATCGTTTATAATGCTTGTGCCGTTGTATTGCCATGGGTGTTTAATAAAATATTCAAAGGCCATTCGAAGCTTTATTTCTTCATAAGAATTAAAACCGAAATCTTGCCAAATTTTAATAATCAAATCTAATTTTTCGCGAATAATAACTTTATCTTGAAAAAAGAAATCGTTTTTACTTTTCTTATTCAAAACCCAAATACAAGCCAAAAATACAATTACACAAATATAAATCATAACGCATCAAATTCGTTATACAATGTTTGTATTTGTTCATCTGTTAATTCATTTGGTAAATTAGCCATTGCAAAAGCTTGGTTTAATTTATCTAATTGATTTAACTCTAAAAATGTTCGGCATTTAGTACGATAGTCAACACAAAAAGCTTTAAATATTTCATATCGATTTTCAGCGTATTCGTATTTAAAAATAATTAACTTATAAAAGTTTTCTAATTTTGTTGGGCCTAAAGTAATGCCAAAATATTCAAGTGTGGCAATTAAAGAAGCATCTGTAAAATCTCTGTTCATTTCCTTTTCCAAAGAAGCGCTTAACGGAGCTGAAACTTTTAAACCTTTAGCAACTAAATATTTTTCTTCATATTCCGATTTTTGGTTCTGTAAATATTCGTAACTACCATATTTTCCCATTGAACTTGACAAAGCACGCATCATTAAATAGTTGTACTTTTCAATTATTTTGTTTTCAAAGTCTTGAACTTTAAAAGCCATTTCTTCAGCATTCGCTCCCTCACTCCACGATTCAGTATCTACGTTGTAAAAAGCTCTTATTAAGCTTGGACTTGGTGCGGAAGTTGCAATTAAACTTGTTTCTGGAACCTCGTCAAAATAACGTTTACCACCATATTCTAAAGTTTCAATAATATATGTTTCTACAATTTCTCTCATTTTATATCTTTTTAAATACTAAAGTAATAACTCCCTCAGCAATGTAAACACTTGCGTTAGTTGATTTGTTTGAATAGGTTACGAATGAGCCACGATTAAAAGTACTACCTGAGAAACTTCCTAAATCTCCATTCGAAGTACTATTACCTTGAGTATATGTTGCGCTTGCCATTGTTGTAGTTCCAACAACCGAAGCCCCAGACACTTCAAATCCTATAATTCGTAATTCCTCAGCTCCATTAGTTCCTCCAGCGTGAGTAAGGTAAAAAGAACCATCAACTAATTGACAATTAAAAGGAAGTTTTACTTTTCCTACACGGGCATCGGTTACGATTGTGCCGTTATAATAATTACCAAAAGAACTCGTATCGTTAAAAATTGTACTTCCGTTTCGGTCTGGTGTTTGCCAATTGCCAGCACCTACATAATTAGCGTTTTTAGCTATTCCGAAAGAGATTACAAAATGTTCGTCCGTTGCGCCACCGCCACTTACCTCAGACTTATCAACTACTTTCCATTCTCCTGATTGATTTACCAATAAATTGTCAGTATCATCTAAAGGAAGTGTGGCATTTGTATAAAGCGAAATGTCTTTATCTAATTTATCAGCACCACCTACAATATTAACAATGTTTAAATTTTTTCTTAATATTCTAGTGTACCAACCGTTAACTTTTACCGAGCCTGTTGTGTCTACTAATACATATAATTCAGCAGGAAAATTTATCCAATCTTCATTCCCTATATAAAAACCAATTTGTTTTAATATATGCTCATCTGTAACGGCTGCTTTTAATTCTCCGCTACCAACTAAAAGAGTGTATTCTGAAGAAGAACCGATTCCTAATTTTAACAATACTTTATAAGTCTTGTTTGTTCCTGTTGTAGTCAACAAACAATCTACACGTAAGTCTAAAGTGTCCCCGATCGATAAATAAGAAAAATCAAATTGATTAGTTGATTGATTCCATATATTAGGAACTCCATAAGGCGCTTCTCCTAAATTTGTATAAGCACCTAAAGTATCATTGGTTAATTTTTTATCTACACCAGAAACTAAAACTAAAGGCGTTGTGTGAGTCGATACGTCATTGTAATCTAAATAACCTGTACTTGCATAAAGCGAAGGCGGACGGTTAGGAATATATAACGGCGAATCTGGGTCGTTTTCTCCGAAATCTTGACGTACATTTACTTGCGCCCCTTCCTCAATTCCATCAATCTTCGCTTTTAAAGTATCGGTTAAATCATTTTTACTTAATCCTTTTCCTGTAATTTTATCAACTTTACCATTAAAAAGTGAAGTAAAATTATTTTGAACTTTTATAAAAGCATTTCTTAATTTATCCCCTAAACCATCGTCAGGACTTGAATAATCTATATTTTCTTGGCTCATGGTCTCATCCAGTTAAAATTTGATTTTGCATTTATGCCACTTGGTGCAGGTCTTTCAGTTAAATTCAAATCGTCTAAAACTTTTATAAATTCTAACTCTAAACCAACCGCAAGTTTTTCGTATTTGTCTGCTTTTTTATTTCTTTCATCGTCTGTTAATTGCTCTGTTTTTTCAGGAGTAACTAAGTAAACTCCATTTTGAGAAACTTTAGCCACTCCTAATTGAAGATAATAAGAACAAGTGTAATAAGATTGTATGATTAGGATATAATCGTTAAAAATATTAAGGTAATCCCCCGTTAAAGTGTCAGCATCAAAATCAAAAACTATCTTATCATACAATTCTTTGCCTAAAATTCGTTTAATATCATTGCGTTGTGCCATAAATATAAACGGATTTATAGAATCGTTGTCGATACTACCATCAAAACCGCTTAATTTTGCGACATCTTCTATTGTTGCGAATAACTTACTCATTTGTAATTGCTTTTTCTTGTCCGAAATTTACGAAATCTAACTCACATAATGGGTTTATTTTTTTGAATATTTGCCCCAATGCTTCTAATAAAATTTCACGCATTGGATTTATAACCCCTAAATATAAACTATCCGTAGCTGTTGCTATCTCATCTGCATTATTTGAGAATCCACTTGAACCTGGTCGTTGAAATAAAATATTCATTGCCGAGTGTGCTGCCATCAATTTAATTTCTGCAACCTCATCATAAGTAACGAACTGCTCATTTCTTGAACGTGGCTCTATTGTATCAACTACAATAGCGTCTTCTGCACTTTCGTTAACCGACAATATTACTCCGTCGCTATTTTCAGTTCCTGTGTATTCTTCTCTTATTTTGCTTTTAATTTCTGTTTTTTCATCTTCAGTCATCATTGAACCACCGTTAATATTAATAACGGTCTTGCCTTGAAAACCTCGTTGCACATGGTTAATTGCGTCATCAATTAAAGAACTTTCAATCTTTGCGCTTTTTAATCCGCTAAACCAATCAGGATAAGGAAAATAAGGCTCACTTGATAATTGTTTGACATGCATTATCTCAATTGGATTTTCATTTTCCAATTTTGAAAACATAGGGTAAAACTTAGGTAAAAATTCAAATTGTCTCGTATAATCCCAACACCACCAAAAACCATTCACTTCCATAAAGTTATTTTCTTTTGAATTAGTTTGAATATTCAAACCAACCCGCATAACTGGAGTGTGTTTTATTTTAATCGGTTTCTTTTGAAAATTTATAACTTGTGGAAAAGACGAACCGAATAATTTAAAATCGTGACAAATTAATCTTAAATCTTGTTTTGAAATATATTCGTGTGGGTTTATATTTCCGCTCTTATCTTCTAAACCATCTCCAATAATATAATTT